GTTGTCGTATCTGTTACTAGACCATAGTTAACTAAAGCTGCAATAACAGAAGTCAATGCAGCATTGGAACCTTTAGCGCCAGTCAAAGTTGGTTTAGCAATAGGCGTAGCTGCATTAAACCCAAGCTTGGCTGTAGCTATTCCTCCTATCATAATACCTTGGGTTGGATCAATTAGGCTTATAGTTCCATATGTTCCTGTTGGTCTAGCAATCATAAGAAACGAATTAACAGCAGTGCCTGCTCCACCATCTTGAATTTGTAATAATGATCCATTCTGAGAATTAATGTTAACACCGCCAGTGCCTAGGGCACGCAATACAAGATTGGCTGGGGTTCCCGTTCCCGTTAAAGCAATAGTAACAGCGCCTGCTGATCCATTAATTTGAATATAATTCGCATTGCCTTGCGGTCCAATGTTAACAATACCACCAATATTTACATTACTTTGAACAGTAAAAGCGGCACCGACGAAGGTGTTCAGGTAGGCCGCGGAGTGCGTAACGGTGCCGGAGAAGGTGATCGGGCCGCCGCTGGTGATGCCGGCGGGACTGTAGAGCAGCTCGTCAACCTGGAACTTGCCGGTGAGGTGGAAGCCGCCGGCCGCAGCGAACAACGAGGTGTCCCAGAAGATATCCCGCAGTGGCGCGAACCGCACCCGCATACCGGCATTCATCGCAATACCAGCCGCACCGGTCATCTGCACACCTTGTGTTAAGTCAATCGCCGCGACCGACCATGCGGCGGAGGCGTTGAACAGCCGCTTGAAGGACACGCGCGAGGTGTCCCCCCACACTGCATAAGCAGCATTAACCACGCTGTCGTTGCCAGCATAGCCGCGCGCAGGATAGAAATTCAGCGTCATACCGACTCGACTGCCGTTTGCGCCGAATGCTGTTTGATCATCCGGCCCAGCGCATTCCAAGTCCAGCTCGTAGCCCGTCAAAGGCCCAGCGATGGAACTAGGCTGATTAGTGAAGTCCACCACCGAAGCGATGAACGCCATGCTGGGGACGTTGACGCTACGAGTGTATTTGCGAACCTGGGTATAACGCGCCACAACGTGAGTGTTGGAGGAATTGTCTACTCCACCCACGACATTGTAGTTTACGTCATCGAAGTTGTTCCACAACTCCTGCGCGCAGGGGACGGTGATGTTCGCGGTGTTCACCTGCTGGTGCGGCGAGCCGGTCATCGCCGTGCTGTAGTTCTTGGTCAGGTTGAGCTGGTCACCCGCGGTGGTGGTGACGCTAGTCACGTTACCAGTTAGCGCACCTCCCCTCAACGGTAAGAAGGGGCCACTAGTCACTATTGAGTCATTATTGTCTAGTTTTCTGGCCCACCAACTATTCCATTCATCAGAAGTTGGAATATCACCGTCTTTCCAACCAGGAGCAGCAGACATTACCTATCCCTTACAAAGATGATACCGTTACAGAAACTCTAACCAAATCAAAACGCGCAAGTTCACGAACAGCAATAGGAACATTGCTAGAACTAAAGTCGCCAGGAGCAGGAGTTGTAGTTGCGTCAGGTTCCACTGCAATTGAAATTGATATATTGCCCACTCCAGATACTGCTTGATATATCGGACCGTAGAACCTTTGAATGATTATATCTGTTCCGACACCAAATAGATTTCCAGTATCAACTATAATTTGTTGAACAACTTGAGGACCATTAGACGGAAACACTTCTTCATTATACAACGAAAGAATACAATTCACCCATACATATACTGGTTCTGGCCGACTGAAACTTATCGGATGATTATAACCAGAAGCATCAACCACATTAGCTGTAGTATCACCATACGTATCAATGCCTGCCGCTTTAAGACGAAATATCTCATTGCATATTTGTTGCGGATCACCACCAAATGCTACCACTTCTATACTATGCGGTGAACGACCATCAGCATCAATAGTATCGCTTACATTTTCATATACTTGCACAGTTTGTAAACCTAAGATATTCTGTTCTAGATTAGCTTGAATAGCAGGCAAAGTAGCAGCGCCCAGAGTATATACACCACTATTATATCTAAGACGCAACTCATCATCGGTTTCCTGATTACGTCCAGTTTGTCCATCAACTAGATTATCTACCGTATTCCAACCATTAATTACCGTAATGATTTGAGTAAGAGTATGAGCGCCAACTTCTATTGGTCCATAGTTTATCGCTTGAGCAACAGCTATCGTTCCTTGCTTAAAGATAGAGATGCCAATGGAAACCATTACCGCAAATGGAACATTAGTAACTGTATAAATCCGTATATGATTAGCATCCAACTCAATAACATTACGCGAGGCAATCAGCAATGCCTCTAGTTGATTAGCAATCGAAACATTAGTATCCCCAGTTACAGCAGTGTAGCGATAATAAATGGTATCAAGTCTGACATAATACTCTTGCCCAACAGTCGCTGTATCTACGCTTACCGTAATATCGCCCGCCGCGTTTCTACTAATCGTCGTGGGGAGTATTGTATTAAAATCTTCTCCGCTTATGTTCGATCTAACCACAGAATTAACTGGAACAACTGTGCCCTCTACTCCATACAATACAATCCAAGCGAGAGATTGTTGTGCGAACAATCTTCTGACGCCAGAGAAACTAACTGCATGATCAAGATTAACCCCATAGGCAGATATAGGATACATGGCATGATATGCTGCCTCAGCCAATTCCCATACTGTTGCTTCCCGTTCCGCAAATACATCAATAAATTGACCAGTAATTGAGTCTGGTCGCGTTTCAAAAATAAGTCCAATGCTAGTCTGTAAACTAGTAATGATAGCTTGCCTTATTTCCGGCAACCGCATCCGTGAAAAACCAGAAGGCAATACACCATAGTCAAGAGGATTAGGAATAATATCAGACATGCATAGTATCCAATATCACTGAATCTTTTATCGGTCCATAATCAGTATTGGCGGCAAAGTTAACTGTCAGAGTTCTCCTGGCGCGGTCCCAGGTCATATTGAAACTGGTTATCAAAGTAACGTGAGGAACGTCGAGTATATGGAAACGAAATATGGTTTCGATGCTAGGCATATGTGGGTTCTTGACTAGAATATCCTCCAAGTAAGGCACGCCAAAAGTAACATCAAGAAACCATTCCCCCAAGAACGCCAGGAGATTGATCTTCACTTCTTGCGCAACTTTATCCGCACCGTTGATTGTCCAAATAGCATGTTTAGGCGGCACTACTCCTGGCGCGGAGACCACCGGGAATATCATGTCGTGATCTAGTCTCGACAATGCGAGATCATAAGTGCCTTGCGATCCACTCATACTGGAGTTCCAGAAGTTGCAATGCCAGATTGAACTCCAGTATGTCTATGCGCCTCTAGCGTAAACGAATGTCCACCAGCATCAACACGAATAGTATCTGCTTGTAACTTTAGTGAATTAGCTTGAATAATGATATTACCATCAGAATCAATAGATATAAAACCATTATTGTTACCAAGGCGGATATTATTATCAGGAGTAATACGAACCTCGGTTTCATTGAAACGCAACACTACATCAGTAGGATCAGCAGATATACCAGTTGGAGCACAACCAAGAATTGCAACACAATCAGAAAGATCAAATTGCCTCGGGTCATCTGGCATATCCTTATTACCTGATAACCATCCTTCCATTGATCGTTGCTGAAAAGCTAACATCACTCCATCGCCAGCTTTAACCGGCATAGTCAAACCAGACTTGCCACCACTACTTGTTGTCCAAACAATTGGAACTTCAACAATGTTAGGTGGCTCCAATGATTCATCGCTAGCAAGTGACTTGGGCAAATCAGGACGCACTACAGCGCGATTAGTTTCAGCATTATATGATACTATAGTGCCGGGCATCTGAGTGTTCATTTCAGACATGCGAGATTCAAGCATGTCTTGAAATGCGCTGACTACACGTTCAAACATCTAGTTATACCATCTGTGCTTCTAGATCGTCTTCTTCAATTATATCGCCAGCAGCACCACCACCTTCACTACCTCCAGAACCTCTAGCTGCTTTGCCACCTTTAGTGGATTTCTTTTTGCCGAGCGGTTTCGCAGGATCAACTAACTTCAATTCTGTTTGCCAATCGCCATCCCAATTATCACCAGTATGGGTTAATTCTTCAATACGAAAGATACCTTCTACAGCGCGAGACTTTAACAACACTCTATCGCCAGGATTAAGCATTGGCATCAACAATGTTTTTACTTTCCATCCATTCCAATCCTTTTCTATTGCTTTACCATCACCTTTCTTCTTAGGTTTGGTTTCAGCTTTAGTTTCTCTTTCACGTTCAGCATAACCTATCATACCAGAATCAGCGTCAATCTGGATGCCTTGTCTAGTGGTAACCATGCCTTTTTCTATAACTTGTAAATTACCATTTTGAATTGACCATTCGAGTTTGGTTCCTTTAGTAACTTTATCAAGTAGACTCCTGGCCGAACCGTGATGAGATAGGCCATTTTGCCATTGGCGTTCTGGCGCGTTACTTGCCAATGTTAACGGCAACCCCATCTTACCGGCCACATCATTAAGAATTTGAGTTGATTTGACGCCCTTTCCATAACTAAAAGAAACAGCCGTGTCACGTATCTCTTGGGCGCCATCACCGAGTTCAAATTCGGTAACCACATTAGGTCCATCAAACTTAGTCCAGGCATGGGTTACTCCACCAGAAAACATCATTAACGGGCCAGCATCTTCAGCATATCCAGCATACAGTAAACAGCGCGTATCAGGTTGCTCTAGTTGTTTCCTTGTGGTGCTAAGTAAGTTCCATACTTGTATCTTATTTGTATTGGGATTTTTATCAGCAGTCTTTTGAATACTGAAATTGATTCGCAATTCAGTAATTTCCACTCCTGCCTTACCTTTACCAATCAACAAACGATATACTCGATCAAACAGCAAGTGCGTTTATCCCTAAAATATCATTCCGCGTTATATAAACTAATTGATATTTAATTGTAAGAATATCATCGCGAGTTGGAGGACCATTATCATTATTCACTCTAACTAATTGTAGATCACCCAACGGCATATCCATATAACGAAATTGCCAAAGCAAAGGATAATTAGGCACCATAGCAATGCCATCAACTAATGTTTGATAAGATGAATTGCGAATGCCCATCCCCCAGTATTGTCCACTATCATTCCAATCAAGTATGATATAGAATAGTTCATCATCAAGAATAGCTTCAATAGCTTGACTATTCAAATCAGAAATAGTTAATACAATCATTTTCCTAGTCCTAGAAATGATTTAGCTTGATCTACATATTTCCCACCATTTTCCTTTATCTTGTGCGCTATACTTTCATCTTCAGGCGGCTTATCTGCATTACCGCTTTGGCCACCAGGCTTTTCGGTTTTACCTGTCTTACCTTTCGCTGTTGGCGCCGCTTTATCTTCAGCGGGCAAATCTGCTTGCTTGAGAGAAACTTTTTTAATGTGTCTTAGATCAGCATTGATAGTTAACCAGCCACCATCTTTACCGCTATTGCTGCGAATAATTGACAAATTAGTAAAGGCCATATCTTCATATTTACCTAAACCAGTTATTACAGTTATTGGCTGACGATCTTTGTGCATAGATCGCAATTTGCTAATGGCATCAATAAATTTAGAAGTGCAAGGCGCAAATGAAAAAGCAAATAGTTCACTAGATGAAGATGATATTGATCCAGTAATGGATAGTTCTTCATTGCCTTGAGTAATATGATCCGATATTTCCTCTCCGCCAGTTTCAACAGGATACTTGGTTACATCAGATGGCAACTTGAGGTTTTCTGAGACTAGAACATCAAGAGCAATAACCCCAATTTCACTTTTCTTATTATCTGCAAAGAACATAGAATAGACTGTGCTGCCTAGATTAACCGCTTGTCCACCAAGACCAATTAATCCGCTCATTGCGTTGCCGCCTCTGTTCTTGGTGCAGCATTTCTAGTTTGTCTAGCCAAAGCATCTAGTGCTGATTTAGCAGCATTATCAAATACTTTAGTTAGAGCGCCAGTAGAATCATCACCAACTGCATTAACAGTAACATCACCAACATTTACATTAACAGTATTATTTTGATCACCAGTAGTAACTGCTCCTGCTCCTGGCGTGGTCTGCCCAGTTACTTGGCCAGGAGTAACTACAGATGGCGTTAGCCCAACGCCAGTCATCCATGTTGGAAGATACCGACGCATAAAACCTGAGATGCCAGTATCACTACTTCCCGGCGGATGATTACGTAAATATTCATCATTCTTTTCTTTACTAAATGCTGGATCTTCACCACTAGCAGGACCAATGCCCATAAGGAATGTTAAAGCTCCTGCAACTAATCCCAATGTCCCCAACAATCCAACAAGTGAAATGCTATTCATCGCAGTAATAGAACTAGTCGCAGCCACAGCGGCAGAACCAACCTTAGTTAGTCCAGAAACAATTGAAGTGATTGCTCCAATTAGTCCTAAAAATCTAAGCGCTCGCCATACCATAAATCCAGCAGTAATAGCAATAACCAGAATAAGCATTAACTCAAATTCACCGCTAACACTACTTAATGATGTTCTTAGTTCTTTCCAAGCGCCACTAAAATCACCAGTAAATAAATCTTTTAACATTCGCAATGGGGCGAGCAAATCAGAATCAGCAAAGAACTGCTTAAATTTTTTCACAAATTCATCAAATGGGCCTAGCATATCGCCCATTACTGATTTGCCGCCACGCATCCATACCATTATATCTTCAATTACTAGCACTACACCAGCAATAGCCAAAGCTAATGCAAGGTAACCAGCAATTACTAAAGCATTAGCCGCCGCCCATCTTAATGTTGCCCAAGTAGCAGAAGCAAGCATCATTAAAAGTTTCGGGCCAAAAACAACAGCCAAAGTAATTTCAATTAACTGTAAAACTTTTCCAATACCACCAAGAGCGGTGGTCATTGCGGTTAAGCCTTTAACCACTTGGTCAGTTAACCAAATTATTCCTTTCGCAACCAGACTGTTAACTGATAGCAGTTTCCATAACTGCATCGATAATTGAACCGCAGCATTCCAAGCATAGTTAAATGCTTCACCTAACTTGCGTGGTCTGGCTGCAAAATCAGCATTCAATTTAGCTAACGGTTTGCCAAGCCCTTCAATTAATACTTTAGCAGTTAGCGTGCCTGCCTTAGCCATTGCTTCTAGTTGTTCTCTGCCATGCTCTCCTAGTTTCAATCCTTCAGCTAACGCATTAACGATATCTGGCGCTTGTTGAGTTAGCATACCAAATTGGCGTCTGCCCATTCTTCCCATTCGGAAAGAACGTTCAAACGTTGCCATAGTAGCTTGAATAGCTTCAGGACTAGCAGCGCTTAAGCGCAATGCCTTAAAGATATTTTCAGTAGTATCAAGTAATTGATCTTGACTTACATTGAGTTCCTTACTTTCATTAAGAAATTCTTTATATGTTTCTAATGCTTTGGTGTATTCAATACCAGTATTTTGCGCTATTTGAAATAGTCTCTGTTGCGCCGCGCCAATATCATCTCCCGCGCGCGCCATTCTAGTCAACTGATAAACTAAAATATTGGCTTCTTTACCAGCATGAATAAGGGCATCAACAGTTTCGTAAATCTTAGTAGCGGCAAATACAATACCAAATAATTTACCTATACCAACAGCAATTCCTTTGATCTTATTTGCTGCCGCTTCATACTTGGCAACGCCAGAAGCATCAAGCTGAAAGTCAAGTAGTGTAGTTAGTTCGCGAACAATAGCCATTACTTACTGCTCCTGGCGCGTTCGATTTCTCGATGCTCGGCAGCAGCCCGCATATCCATTAGCGCATTCAATTTTAGCAAATCAACTATGTCAACATCTCCATTCTTCACCTCAGATATTGTTACTAAACCTTCAAGTATTGGTCGCCAGATAAACAATTCGTCAACAAAATCTTCTCGCAAAACACCTATTGGTTCGCCACTTGGGGCGCTGCCTGTCCAATAAGGGTTCTGCCTTGCGTAAAAAGTTTTTCATAATTGAACCTCAATACTTCTATAACCAAACTAATCAATTCAAAAACATCATCGCAAGCCAGATTAATAGCGCCTTCATCTAATTGTCTAGGGGCATCACCGTTAATAGAAACAGAAACATATTCTTTATTCAATACCAACTTAACTAAACCCACCAATGAAGGACCATCCAAGTTTCTGGAGATAGTTTCCATTGCTTGCATAGCAGCCTTCATTCGTTCTTCGCCAGGATTATTAGGATCATTGGACTCCATTAATGAAGCCAATGGAGGCAAGAACTTCTTTTGAACTTCGCCTAATACACTAAGAGATAAGAAAGGATCAAAACGGCGTATATAAAATTTGTTGCCGTTATCTAATTCAAATTCATGTCTAGCCGCCACGTTCTCAGCGCCTCCTTTAATTAGCTGATATAGCGTTACCACCCACAACATAAATAGATGGAGGCGCAGTCTCAATCTGCCAAGCACGAGTCATTATCTCTTTTCCAAACTCAACATCAGCAGGCTTTACTACCCAAGCCTTAGATGCTTGAAAGATAGTTTCGCCACACAAGTCTTGAATAAGCAACGGCCCAAGTAATCCACCACAAGTCAATACATCCATACTAAACATTCCTGAAAGGAAATCATTAGCAGGACTAGTTTGCTGTAGAGTAATTGTTACTGTGCATCTGCGATCTGTGCTAATGGCTCTGGCAATTTCTCCATCAGCACCAACCTGCGAAGTTATGCCATCATTCTGCATAGTGATATTTACGAAGGTTCCGTCTGCAAAACCAGATATTGAAAAGCCGTTCATAACAACAACTACCCGTGAGGGGTTGTAGGTCTTCACCCCAGGCATTATGAAACCTCCTTCAACAGTTTACCATGCTCTTTCAGATGACACTGGCGACAAATCCATTCAACATCAAGAGGTTTATTATAATCCTCATGATGCGCTTCTGGATTAGGACCATCGCATCTAACACAAGAATCAGGTTTAATTAACTTACCTGATTTAACTGCCCATTCAACAGCATTATGAGCCCGTTCTTTTTCAGGGTTATTTTCTTTATAACGCTTTACAATTGCATATAGTTTATCAGGATTTTCCTTTCTCCAATTATACAATAGTTCTCTCGCAGCTTCAGGATTTTTAGCGCGCCAACCTTTAGTTCGTTCTTTAACTACTTCTGTATTCTTAATATAATATCGTCGCATTCGATTTTTAGTTTTTTCTTTTATCTTTTCAATTTCTTCTGTAGTTCTAATTACAGTTTTTGAATAAGGCATTCATTTTCTCCTATGCGATAACAGGAACAGTAGCTACAGGAAGACTCTCGTAAGTTAAAGCTCCAGTTATAATCACTGCGTGAATTGCTCCTGCCAATCTAGCAGTAAAGTAAATGTCTTGTAGAACACGACTGGCTTTTTGATTAGCAGAAATACTTGAACTCAAAGGAACAGTTACAGTATAGCTGGGAATAAAATTACCATCAGCGTCCGCTTCTGGTGGCGCTATGCCGCCGCGCTCGACACCAAAATCAAGAGCTTCAACAAGACGGCTACGAATAATGGCAATCCCAGGATCAGTGTAAGGGATACGATGATCAACAAGCTGCTGGAAGATAGTGACTTTAATTTCTTCACAAAGCCAATCTCTAAATCGAATAACATCGATCCATTCACCACCAGCAACTTTGCCGTTCTGTGTTATTGAAATATTACGGAACGGTTCAAAAGTATTACCATTTTTATCAAAAACATTTTGCGCTAATGTTTCTGTGGTATTAATGTAAGGCACAGCATCCAATCGTTGATTAGCCCAAGTCTCACTGCCAGGATTTTTAGTGAAACTCTTGGCCGCGATACCAACATCAGGGAAATCGCCAACATTGGTATCATACCACCAAGCAGTGCGGAAATAGTTTCCTGCCATAAGCAAGTGGCCAGTAGATGTAGTATCAGTAGCAGCAGGACTAGAGTTCAATACATTAGACAACACTGTAACAAATAGTTTCTCATTAGCTTCTGCCCATTGAGCGGCCTTAACCACTTTCGTTTCGTCATGAAGAACGTTACAAAAGGCATACCAATTATTGTTCTCTGCTTTAATCGCATCAAGATCAGCAGTAGGATCAGTGGCGCCAGTAGACAAACCAATGTATAGTCGTGGTGGATGTGGTATCTGCGAAAAGAATACCGATGCTGCTTTATATATTGGCATTGTAGAAGTCACGCCATAAGCAGCAAGATCACCAATGCTAGTAATGATGCCTACCTTAGCACCACCAATGGGTGTAAATATTCCATACAACAACAAATCAGAAAAGGTTTGCTGCGCAATAGACGCTGTTTGCAGTGAGATAGTAACATTGACGATCCGGTCGATATTGGCCGTGACACATACTCCCCTAAATTTTCGCTTGCCACGCGAGCGAAAAACGCGTTAATCCCATTTGGTGACTTCGTTCTTATCCCAGGGGGTTTCATCAGCATCCCAATCGGTGCCTGCTCCTGGCGCATTTGGACCTGGGATGGTTTCGTCACAAACTATTACAGCAGTTATCGGTTCAGGATCGAATATCTTATAGATATCAGGATCGCTGGCACCACCGATATAACTACCGTGAAGTATTACCGTATCTATCAATCCTGCATTATCATTTATGCTTTCTGTATAGAAGAATTCAAAATGGTAGATGCCCCTGCCTTCCCATTGCGAAAGGTTCAATAACTCTGGAACATAACCAATGAATAGACGTTGTCCAATAGCACAATCTATCCCAGCTTGATAATCAAGCATAGTTGGCGATTGTAGAACCATAGCCAAAGTGCTAATGGCAGATAGCGAATTGATACCATGATATAGCTGTATCTCAGCGGTGGCCTTACGCCAACCTGAAATTGTTACTCCACCAGTTTCATCTGGCGGCGAATAATACATATGATCAGGAATATCAATGTTGGTAACGTTCAACTGAACATAAGGTTTAACTAGACGCGGAACATTTTGATTGGCAAATATCACTTGCCAATTATTGCCGGTCAACGACACCGCCTTAGTTACAAGATCATACAACTTATCAATCAAGGAACTTGCTCAAATTGTTCCGTCTCAATTACTTCCAAGGCATAATAACGCCAGTGCGAAACTTGCGTATCTCTGGATTGTGCTAAGGTGTTAAAGTTGGCTTCGCCAAATAACAAGTATTGTGAACCATCAAACAGAAAGATATCACCGGCATAGCGCTCACGGCCAGGAGCAATTTCTTGATTAGCACAGCGTAGTCTTGTTTCAGTGTAAATTTTAATTCGCCTGCCAGCACGTCTGCCGTATGGCGTAGCTTCTATAAGTGATAAGTCTCTAGATGATGGATTTTGCACTGATGCCATTACTGTTATTTTGATTCCAGTATCATCAGCAAGAATGTATTTACCATTAATAATTTGACCAATGTCTCTTTGAATAACCTCATATGAAGTGCGAAATGAAGTAGTCATACTACCTCATACCGAACAGCACCGACCATGCGACCAGTATTGATAAGTGGTGAACTTGATCCTTTTGCTAATATAGTGCCAGGAGCATTAGGAACCGCCCAATTCTTAGCGTCGCTTATCGTTTTCTGAACAAGAGATTGATACTTCGCGCCAAGATTTTGCAACACTGTTGTATCGGTGATCTTACCATCTATCATTCTTCCAACAAGATATTCAGTAAATTTGGTAACTGTTTCTTTGCTAGTATCGGCGGTTGTTTGCATAAATGGACGCGCAGGAATGCGCGATGTGCCAAACTCATTGTAAGTGGCATAGTCCACTACAGAAACACCTTCAACTTGATCATTGCCCATCAAACCGATCTTGACGCCTCTACCGCGTAACGCCTTAAAGTCAAGCTCAATACGTTTGAATCCATAGTCCTTGTCCATGATGGTGACTGGCATGGATCGCCAAACCTCGTTGTTATTGCGCCTTTAGTGCAAATGTTCCACATTCTATTCCAAGCATCCCAAGGATTGCTTGATGGTCGCCTAGACTCAGTGCCAGTGGATTGCGTAACCGCAGCATAAGTAATCGAAACGTCACCCTCTTTCTCTTGGGAAATAGGGCCAACATAAGATTGAACTGGTTTACCAGATGATGTTTCTTCTTGAACAGAAATAAGATATGCAACAAACATTGCTTGGGCAAAATTTTGTCTATTGGTAGACAAACACCAAGGGCGCGCTTCTTCTGAAATAGCAAGTAACATATCCATCAATGCAGGATCAATATATGCTGGATTAGCAGGATCAAAATATTGCGGAAAGAACAATTGTAATATGGCCTTTACATCAGTCCAATATACTGGAGGATCAACAGCGTCAGACATTAACGATCACGATCGCGTTGTTCTTCTTCAGAAACTTGTCGATGTTCATCATCCTCCTGGCGTGCATCTCTACCAGGAGGCACATCTTCAGTAATCTCATAGGTGAAGAAACTATGATATGGACTATTGTCAATAACAAATTTGACTTCTTCGCTAATCTCCAAAGGGGTATGGGGAAGTATCATTTCCCCACCCAAGATAAATGAACGAGAAGATTGATTGGTTACAGTAATAGTCATTACTAAGACCGAGACTGTTGTGTTGGAGGATTTGGCGCGGGACGCTGTTGTGTTGGAGGCTGCTGAACTCTAGCTCCACCTTCAGTAGTAGGCTCTGGCGTCGGGGTAGGCGTTGGCTCTGGCGGTGGTGGTGGGTCTTGAATTTCTACCACTTCAAGCAAGCCTTCATTAGCCAATGCCTGCATTGACGGATGTTCCATGGTTACTTCCGAAACTGCTACTGGAAGGCCAGGAGGCAAAGCATCACCAAGATGAGTAGTGATTAGTCGTTCAGATTTATTAAGGATCGCAAACATAGTTGTTCTCCTATCAGGTAGTAACAGCGGAAAGCAAAGCCAATGGATAGAAGATACTGACACCGCCAGATCGCGCGATACAATCAGTAACGATTTCTAGATTGCGCGCTTCTGGCGGAAGCTGCGTAAACGGCATCACATACGTATGCGAAATATTATCCGCACTACGCTCATAGAGCAGACCCAAATCTTTAGTGCCACTCACCGCAGCAAGCTGCATTTCCCAGACATTTTCAACAGCAATACCAGGGTAATTGCCCCGGAACCATTGCAGCGGAGTGATGGGAGTTAGACCAGAAGCACCAGTGATGAACTTAGTAGACGCGGCATTGTAAGCCTTAGGCGCGAGACTAAGCACATTCGGCGTATGCGTGCCTTTGACTTGGTTCTGATAAGCCACCACCCACTGGTTTAGATTAGCAAGAATTTGATCGCCAGTAAGAGATGTCCAATCGCCAGCGTTAGTCAATACTAGCACAGGAAGATTTGGATGAGTAAACAATCCAAACAATCCATAGTTAGCATCACCACGCAACTTGATATCGGCAATCTTTAGTTCCATTGCTCTCCTGGCCGCTGCCGCCTTACGAGCATCTAGACCCTGACCAGTTTGCCGTGAGGCTCTTAGTTCATTTATATTGTAGCCATAACTATCGCCAAGTGTTCTAACAGTCGTCATTCTACTGGTAGCGCGAACGTCAGCACGAGGTAGATCGTCAGCATAGTTAGATATAACCTTGGCCATACCCACCATGTCGAACGCATATTGCCAGACATTTTCTGCCCATTCAGGAACTGAAGTATCATCTGGGACTAGCCGATCGGCATTGATGGCAGGTAGTTGACGATCATAAGTATTGGCGCGGATATAGTCAAGTTGTCGTGCAAGAAAGATAGTATCAGCATCTTCCCTGAAGTTATTTTTGATGATCGGCGCATTCTGCAATACAGTAAGATCATCCTCACTGTAATGCTGGTGATCAAGCGGTCCAGGCATAATACATTTCTCCTATTATACCAGAGGATAATGCAATTCGACAATTGCACCTTTGGTGTAAGTTGTCCAATCAACATTCAACAAGTCAATAGCGGCAGAACGAAATACAGCATTAGTAACCGCAATCGTTCCAGTAGTATTGAATGCACCAGTAGCCGCTGTTACTTTAGCCGCAGCACCATCAACGACACCAGTAGCATCATCAACGGCAACCCAAGCGCGACCACGAGTCAATACTGAAACAGCATCATATTGGCGATATCCACCATTGTATCCGATGATATGATCGTGCAGCGCAACACCAACGCAAAGTGCAGCAGAAGCAGCACCGGGCTTAATAGTAGCAGCGCCAGCCGCAGTTCTTTGCACTGCTACGCCTACATTAATCAATGTTGATGCCGGAAAGGTATCAACATTATCCTCCATACTATCAGCCTTCATGCCAATAAAGGCAGGGGCCATATAGTTAGCATAAGCAGAACCAGACATTATGCAGCTTCCTTTTCACCACGAATGCGACGCAGCATACGTTCCCTGGCATCGGCAGAACTGCCACCAGAAGATTTAGTTTCATCCTGTTTAGTCGTGGTCTTTTCGCGTTGCCCTTTCGCAGTTTTATTTTTCTGCTCTTCATGAGCAAGTGTTAGATCGAAAGCAGAATTAACATAGTCATCAGATTTGCCATCAAACCTAAGCTCATTGCCAAGCTTATTGATGATCTTTTCTTTGATAGAACGATCAGAATCATCCGCATCAAATTTAATAGAAAGCTGATTGGCTTTATCTTCAAGCTTAATGCGATCACGAGCAACCATGCGCTCTTTGTCCAATGACTCTTTATGAGTCTTGGCAAGATTGGCCAGTTCATTCTTAGCAGTATCACGCTCTGCTTCAGCTTTATCAGCACGGGTAGTAAGCAAAGCAATCTCTTCTTTCTGCTTAGTGATATAGTTAATTACCTCTGGCGCAGCGGGATATTCAATCCCGTCAGACCTAAATTTCGACAATGGAACATCAGGCATATCGTCCTCCACTTCAAAAGAGACCAATTCATCCGCATCAAGCCTGATGCGAGCATTACCGGCACGACCCTTGTTTACTACCGCGAGATGATTGTAAACAATATCACGTTGAACTTGGTCATACTTTTGTCCATTCCATTCGCCAGGAACAGCATCAATACGACATTCATAACCCAAAGATAATTCTCGTTTCTTCCCTATTTTATTAACGTTATGAATTACGATATCAGCAACTACATCACTATCTTGCTTTACTCCTGGCCCCATAACCGAACCGACAACGATGCCGTCAAGGTTACTGTTAGTGTTAAGGATACCTCTATGTCCGTCGGTGATGGGCATTCCTCTGATGCTAGTAAGACTATCAGCTTTGAATACTTCTTCATCTGGTCGGTATTCACGAATTGATTTGCCACTAGCATCTTTGTATACAAATATACCCGATCGTGTAATTACTGGTCGATCAATAATCCAACCATCTTTACTACGCTCCGCAGTAATAGTTATATTGTCATATCTACTAGGCATCAGCTTCTTCCAACAGTGATGCTTGGAACTCTAAAAATTCTGGTAAGATCGGTTCTGCCCAACACCGGCACTGATAATCATCACCGGGATGACCCGTTTCTGCTGGCGGATTATCCCAAGTGAATGTTTGATCTTCATTATCAGCATGAGTATCTCTAACCCGTTCATCCCCCACTGTTCGCCAGATGTAACTATCTACACCCATATCAACTTGACGTTCCATCGTCAATTGGCCATTTAGTTTAGCAATCTGATCACGCGCAATTAGTTTAGCGCGACTATCTGATACATCAGTTCTTTCAGACATTATATTGAATACTGCTTCTTTAGCATCCTTCAAGTTGGTGCCATCAATCAAAGCTTGCCTAGTTTGTTCGGCAATTTGCAAGGAAGTTTTATGCGGGATATCTTTGATTAGAAGGCTGTTGTTTCTAGACCAATTCTCTAGCAATACTTTGAATTGTTCTGGCCGTTCCTTAGTAGGATCAACACCATATTGCGAACGAATCAATCTAGTCCATTCAGCCTTATTGTATTGGTTAACTTGTGGCCCAACCCGTAGCATTTCTTTAATCGCTTGATTAGTAGGTTGCCGCATATCAGTGGCAATCTTTTGCATTATCTGATTAAGTTGATCTTGCCAACCCAAAGCATCTTGTCGGATTTGACCAGTAGGCAAGTGCACAGCAGTGGCCTCTTTCGCCATTATTTCTACATATGGCGACATATTACGCTTCAGAATTTGTTTATATTTACGGTTCATGTTTAGTAGTATCTTGCGATACGCAAACTCCTGGCCGATGGGATATTTCATCGGCACAATCTTAGGGCGTTTTCTAGGCATTTACTTCAACAATCATTACTCCTGGCGCCATTTCTATCGCCACAGATACGGCATCATGTCTAGTATCAGTAGCAACATTACTTTCCATAGGATCGAATACTTTGATTGATTTCTTGGCCTTATCGAATGATACTATAATTTCAACCTTATTTTCATCCTTAGCAGAATACCAAATAGGCACTAAAAACCGATTATCGCTTGCTTGATATACAACATAATCCATATTTTCATTCATACCAGATACAATAATATCCAATTTGCCAGGCTCAAAGCCATGCTTATCCCCACGATCATGACATATACTACATAGGTTCTTCAAAGCATCTGCTACTGGCCGAGGATCATTTGCGTGATCCTTCGGAAACAACCCACAAAGATAAGCAGTTCCATAGTCGAATAGAGCATACCACCATAGACCAATAGTGCCGTTTTGGGCACAACGCAATAGAGTTATCAAAGTATAGTATGCATCTCTTTCACCTGACCAACCAGATTGATCTGGTTTGTGTCCTTCATTATTGTATAGTGTTGGATGAAATTCTGTCAGGTGGATTGGCTTTTGTGCATATACACCCCACAATCCACCGATGTATTCATTGATGGAGGAACCAGTATTAGCAATATCAGGATTGCCAGGAGGATAATAATGGCCGTTGCCGTGATCAAATTTAGTGTTAAGAGCATCCAAGTTATCTTGGTTTCCACAGTAACCAGTTATCCATCCTTCTGGATGCGGAGTTCCAGCAACGATACTTGGCCCCATTACTTTGGCGTTCAAATGCTCAGACCATAGTTCATCTTGTATATCTAGCGTTACATTAAATGGAACTTCACCACTACCAAAATTTGTATTGGGTTCATTTAAGCCTTCAATCCATTTAACACCACATTCAGGATCGGCAGCTAGACTAATCATAGACGGAACATCATTAGTCGAACCATTAGCACCAACGCATAACGTTACTTCAGTGCCAGGTATAGCAGTAACAATTTGACTTAGCCAATCGCGTTGCATATCTTCGCGTCCAGCGTAATGATATTCGCGGATACGAAATGCGTGACCACTATCTCCAAGGATATATTGTAACGCAGCAATAACACTATCAGGGCGATAATCAGCCGGCCATGATCCCCATTGGTTATGTTCGTCTAGCGAACTAAAAGTGTTTACGCCAAACAAACCAATTAGAGAAGCAATGCGTTTCGCTTGAATACCATTAGTAATAGGATTAGGTGGTGCTACTGGCGACTGGCCACCTTCAAGCACAGTTACCCGTGCCTCCAATTCATTAAATTCATCTCTGGTAACATAATCAACCATTACTTGCCCTTAGCTTAGAAGCATTTTTAGTGAATGCTTTATTGAATTTGTGTATATCAGCAGCTTTCTTTTCACGTAAAACCGCCCTGCTCCATGCGAAAGCGAATTGCTTCGATGGGGTTCGGATATCCCATTGGCGCGTGCCGGGACTCATACAGTACAACAAGATCGGTAAGGACATCCAGTTCCTCGCCCGCCGGAGTGCCGTGCTCGGCGTCCATGAGCACGTCGATGCGGGCCAGCGCGGCAGCATAGTCTGCCGTGGTTTGGATCGCTCGAATTCTGCTCATGTCACACCTCCTCAACGTCGATCTTGTCGTATTCCGTGTGCGTACCGACAAACCGCACATAGAGCCTCTGGTAACATAATCAACCATTAGCCAACCTCGACTTAGCAGCATCTTTACTGAATTGTGTTTTGAACTTGACTCTTACTTGTTTGGTTTTCTCGCGTATCTTCTTACATTCTTTACAATCTCTATTGCCAGTGGTTGACCATGTCCACGAACCTTCCACATATTTGTGGCCACGTTTACATTCAGTTCGTTTCCATTCGTTACTCATGGCGTAGTTGCCGGCTTATTAGGATCTTGTGGAACATCTAGTTGCGAAGTATCTATACCAGCAGCATAGTCCATAGCAGAAACTGCTGTGTCCGGTATTTCATCAGGGAAGTCATAATCACTATATTTATTCACTACAATCTTGCGCACTTCTTCTGGCGAAATAATTCCTCCATTCATCAAAGTCATCAACATCGTTACTTCAGTATTATTAGCTTGCTGATTTAGATTATTGGCGGTTGCTTGTTCTTGATCGCTAGCTTGCCATAGCGGATTAAATTCAATATGCCAAGTGTCCGGTAGTTGTCCGGTATAGGTTCGTTGGACATACAATATAGCTGTTAGTTTCTCCAATACTGGTTTGGCGATAACATGCTGGATATGGCCGACCATTCCATAATAAGACTCCAGATCACCAGCACCAGTAGCATTGAGTCCAGTGGTGGACTTACCAAATAGTATAACCACAGGAATGTTAGCTGAAGCACTAATCGCAACTTGATATTCTTGCAATACAGATTGTATGCCATCAAGCCCAAGGTTCTCAATAGTGTAACTATCGTTTTTATCCACAACGACACTGTTGAGATTACCACGGACAAGATCAACAAGGTTGATCCGCTTAGAAACCAAATCATCTGCTTCTTGAGCGAACAATTCACCTAGACCATCCATGGAATAGATGCCTTGTTGCTTACGCTCAAGTAGTCTTATTGACCACTGTAAGGCTTGATCGTATCGCGAAATGTCCTCTATGCAACCAGTAATAACTGAACGACCAATCCAATTCATAGACTGCATATGAACAAATCTATCAGGTAATGGTTCGCCAGACATTAATAATAGTCTGGTTTCGTGAACTCTAAATACTTGAACTCCTGGCGCGGTAATGTCATAGAACATTGGTTGCCCAATTTTCCTGACATTATCAGTATCAAAAGCAGTATAGGTAATTTCAGTAGGCTTAATGCTTGGTAGCGGATAGACTTGCAATTCTTCTACAGTATCAATTGCATCAAAGTTTAATTCATCTTCAAAGGTGCCTCCATCTTTAGCGATGATTAGTATGGCTGCTCCACCATACAGCCTTGACCATCTAACCGCATCAGCCAATTTAGGTAGCACAAACAAACGATCATATTCATCTTCAATAGCGCCTTCCTCATCTCCCTCTATTATGACGCCTTGTTGAAAGCAATCATCAGATGGTCTATCAATGATCTTCTGCACGATACCATTGTTCAAGTATAGATCACCATAATCATACAGCGAAAATCTATTAGACCAATAGCGCTCTAGACCACGACGCCAATTATTACTGCGATAGAAAGTATTCGATGTTCTATCTAGTCCAGTCGTATTAAGACCAGACAGAACATTTTGAAAACCGTCTTGTCTCATGATGCTAGCGCCAGCCATTGCTTCTGTTTATCTGCGCCAGAAATACATTCAAGGAATGCACCGCTACTAGCATCAACGTAATCATCATGAGTTTTAGATGGGAAAGATTCCATTTCTGACAAGTAATTTTTAACCCATGGGCCATCGACAATATCAACATTGCCAATTTGCCATTGTGCTGATAGTGGCTCTGCTCTAGTTCCTTTTGGTCCAGTTTCTCTAACAGAAGTAATACGATGACCAGCTAGCATAGATGTTAGACTAGTAACTTGTTCTTTGCCGGCTTGGCCAGGATCTTGTGGCAATACAATAACTACTTTCCTACCATAATTAGCTTTGTCTTGTTCTGCGGTATTCTTTATTATTTCTCTAACGATATGTGCGTTCTTACGTATATTGATACCATGGGCAACTACAAAGCGGCCATTCTCTCTACGGCCCATTAGCACTGATGCCGTAGCACTAGGACTTGGGTTAGTTTCACTTGGTTCTGTTGCTGCTAAATCCCACCGTCTAACCCACACTTTTACATCAGTAGGAATAGCCGGCAGTATACTAACGCAATGAGCAGGAAAATAAGAACCTGATACCGGCTTAATTTTCCAATTGCCACTTAACAGCCTTTCACGTTCAACTCTATTGAGTGCTGTTAAATTAGCTTTATAGCCAGGGTCAGCAGCAAGTAAGATTTGGTTATCATCTAATGTTGCAGGTATGAAAGTAAATGATTTCGGCTCTAAACTAGGAAATTGTGATTGAAGCTCCTGGCGGGAATCTGCCCATACTAACTTAGAATCAGACCGCACAAAGTATCTAATGATACCGCTACGTTCAAGTATCGGATATCCAGTATCTTGGTTAATATACCAAGTGATCATATCTGCAATCCAACTATCGGCATCAGGATTGCAGGTTGCTCTAATGTATGGCGCTACCCCACACATACTACGGTTACGACTAAGCATATACCAGAATTGCCACTCGGTAAAATGCGTTAGTTCATCATAACCAATAAATGGTATTTGACTGCCTTGCCAATCATTAACATCTAAGATGTTATGCAGATGGGCAAAAGTAATAGTTGCGCCGGATTCAAATAACCACTGATGTTGTGGTGACAGTCTAGGAGTGGCACCTAACTCGCCATAGATTTGCCAACTAGTATCGAACAAGCCGCCTTCATTAGTGATCTGCACTGCTTCACGACGAAAGATAACGCCGCCGTATTCTGGATTATCAATATGTCTAGCGGCTTCTAACAGTAACGCATAGGTCTTACCGCCACCGGCAGCACCACCATATATGGCGATATCTGCCGATGTAGCCAGGAACGCCGATTGCGGTCCTGGCTGCGCCTTTAGTGGAAGTGATGGTTGCCCATCAAACAAAAAATCGCGCGCTCCTACTTATGCATAGTTATATGGTGTCGGCTTGTGCTTATAGCGGATAAACCCAAGACCAATAACACCGAGACCAAGCAAGGCAAGAGCAGCAGGCTCTTTTGCAGCTACAGACGATGAAATGTTACCAGCGAAGTCAGCAGTAAATCCACCAATAGTAGTGCCATTAATATGGAGTAGTGGCACTAGATCAGCGAAACTAATATTGAAGGTCGAAGGAGGCTGAAGGATATTAGCTGGCAATACGCCAGATGTTAGTGTCAAAGTATCTGGCGGATTATTGACATTCACTGTCAAACCCGGTCCACCATTCGCACCAAACGCTGCATCGGTGAAAATTCCGCTCAAGTAATTGGTGCCGCCACAACCAATGGCGCTGGTAAAGCAGAAGTTGCCGTTGAAACGTTCGATTATTTGACTGCCAATCTGTGTCGCTATACCAACACTGCTCGCCGCCAGACTGAAGAAAGCATTAGGAATAACACCACTGGCGCCAGTAGTAATAGAAGTGGATGCACTATTAACGGCAATATTAGTAGTCGTACCGTTATCGGTGGCAAATACTGTAGGCGTAGCCGACGGATTTTGACTGAACGAAGCGATCAGTGCAGCATTGGCTCCTGGCGCGAGGGATAGGAGTAGCGCAACAGTAGCAAATAGTATCACCTTGGCCATGTGACCATTTCCTTTGGAGGGAAGATAACGGTTTATTTTAGGTAGTCGTTTTTGCATCAACTGACTAGTGGTTGTCACCCAATAGGGCTGAAGGCCACTGACACCGGCGCTTCGCAAGCTTTACTGTAGCTGTGAGACTACTACCTGTGCCGCAGTATAGTAAGAGATGCGTTTATTTATGGCGTCTCCACATCTATTGTTTTGCCGATAGACTGGCGATCTCGGTTATTACTGGGTATTTCCAATACTCGCCTAGCAGTGGTCACCCCAGTATCTACTGTTACCTGCACTTGCCGCATCGGTTTACCGTAACCTCTATCTAAACACATAGCGGCAGCCTGCAAGCGAACCCCGATATTCTCATCTTCAAGTGCATCATCTAACACTTGAAATACTTTAGGCGTCCTTTCTCGACAACCTTGCATCATATCCCGCAAGTTGAAAATGCGAGTTAGTTCAGTATGCGGATCAAACCCCTCTGGCATAGTCGATAAACCACCGCAAAACATCTTCATCAGCAAGTATATCTACAGCATAGTATTTTTGTTTATTAGCTGTTAACCAACTATCCCATTTATTCATAGCTATACAGTGATAGCCAAGTAGCTTGTCATTACTAATCATACCAACAAACACAAAGCCCAAACCACCATGAAACTGCCATTTGGCTAACCAAGCGCATTGCTCCTGGCGCAATTCCCCGAGTGTATAGTAATTGCCCTTGTTAACAAACACTCGCTTAAGTTCACAAGCAACTACTCGACTATTTGGCAGTTGGATTAGTTTATCAGGCCAGCCCCTTTCCGCAAAGTTGTTAGGCGTTAGTATCTGGTATCTTGCTAATATTCTTTTTAAATCGTCTACTATATCTCTTTCTAGGTTCATTTAGGTCATTTCGATTTCAGAGCGAGCGTGTTTTCTCCGAGTCGTTGCGCCTGTGAAATCACGCTTGCCTTGGGCAGATACGTCTGTGCGAACATCCGATGTCCTCCCACAGATGCCCATGAGGGTCAATCCGAAAAATTGACTTGACCCCGAAAACGAAAGAATATTACAAAGCTCCTGGCCAACATTACACGTGTTTTTCGTGTATATACACTCGTAAGCAATTGAAATCATAGACTATTACGGCATTACAGCTGTTTTGGCGTTTTCAGGTTTGCTGTATATATAGAAAGAAAAAAAGGGGGATTTGCATTTGCATCATATTAAAAGTTTACCCCCTTATATAGCTGTAAGCTGTAATATATGCCTCTTTTTCCGAGCAATTTCAAAGGCTTACAGTCATTACAGCAACCGATCACTTAACTGTAATGACGTGTAAGCCCTGTAATCCGCGCCAGGAGCATCTAACTACCGTCAAATTCGTCATTCAATGTAAATTGTATTTCAAACAATTTATCTTTAACAACTTCAAGCTCTTTCTTCATAGTAGTATTACAATGTTGTTGCATTATTTTAATTAAATCCTGTATGCAAGTTATCGTATCAGTAATACAAACATCTAATCCTATTACATGTGGGTCTTGACTCATGAGCGCCATTTCAGTCCTCCAAACTATTAAGAAACGTTTTCCAGTTGACTTTGTAATTATAGCGCCACTTCCTTAGTGTTTTTGCTCCTATCTCTGCTTGATCTTTTATTGGCACAGCTTTAGGTTCATTGTCAAGGTGAAAATAATCTCTAAATGCTTTAGCAATATGTTTCTGATGATATGGTATGGTCTTAGTCTTAGAAAACCATTCAGCCTCTTGCGAACACCATTCACCTACTTTATCCATAGTAAATCCGCCATCCCAATCGGTATTATTCATATTTTCATTATCCCGAGTCTTAGACCTTAAAATCGGTAGCATCAAATAATAATAATCTGATTTCAATTGCCTTGGCTCTACAAATTCTTTTTGTAATTTCTGTTCTGCTTCTGTTAGTCGCGGATCAACCAATCCAGTTTCATACAAATATTTAGCTTGTGCATATAACATTGCCAACTCAGACTTAACGCCTTCAACATCAACTTTACCAATAAACCTAATTGGTTCAAATCTGGTATCGCCATCGGCATCACCTTTTAGATAAGCGCCAGACTCATTACAAGTTATGATAGTAACAAATCGCCGCTTCAAATCTTCTACATCATCAGTATGCATGCGACGATTAACATCATGAGTAAATGTAAGAAAGGCTTTTACCTGATCAGGATTTTTACTATCAATACCGCCTTTATCTGGAAATTCTACCACTACTCTACCTCTTAATTTTCTTGCTGGTTCATAACCTTCATCATTCTTACTGAAACTATAATGCGTAGCAAATCTCTCATCAAATGCAAATGTTCTGGTTAACCATGATTTACCTTGATTCTCTGGCCCTTCAAATATTGGTGCTCCTCTTACATCGTAACCCGGCTCATAACAACGAAACACCAATGTAAGCATTATGCTATGACCAACAACCCTTGCCCATTCTCGATTTGTTACTCCTGCATATCTTGCCAGGAAATCCATGCGGTCAACAAAATCCCATTCCGGCAATCCATTGTCCATCCAATCCATATACAGATCGAATTGGTTACGTTTGCATACCACTTCTAAAGCCGCCCCCAATTCCTGCCAGGAGCGTTCTGCTGGAAAGAACTCATGTAGATACAATTTCAACTCTGATAAATGGCCACTAACTCTATACCATCTGTTTTTTCTTAGTCCAGTTACCGAATGATCATGGGGATACTGAAATTCCAAGTAATCCTTTTGTAACCCCTCATGCCATAACTCTTGTCCAATGAACCTAAATAACATTTGTTCCGTGAATGTATCATAACTAAACACCAAAAACTTGTTATCTTCAAGCAACCTGACAATGTTATT